GTTCTTCCCCGATGATCCCGAAGAGCCAGCGCGCCGGGTCATCTACGAGGTCTCGGAGCTGTTCGACGTTTCTGTCGTGACCTTCCCGGCCTACCCGGCTACTGAGATCGGCGTCCGCGGCATGATTGCGGGCGAGCCGATCGCGTCACCGGAGGGTCGACTGGACGCCGAACTCTTCGCCACCGTCTGCAAACGGGTACATGGGGGAGACCTCGAGGCAACCCGGGCAGAGCGGCGGGAGCTGGAGCGAGCGGCCGAGAAGCTGGACACCCTGACGCCATGGCAGCGTGAGCGGGTACATGCCCGCAGCGGAGAGCAGACGGCCCCTGCTGACGAGGACGCCGGTCGGGGGCGCGAGCTAAGCCTCGAGATCGACGGAGACACCGAGGCCGTGGAGCGCGCCGCAGCACGCATTCAGGAGCAAGGCGACACCGACGTTGAGACTGCCGCCGAGGGCGGAGCGAGCGAGGAGGCGGAGACGCACCGGAGCGTCGACCTCATACGCCGCCGTCTCGAGATGCGCGAGCGCGAGTTCGTGGCCTGATGCCAGCGGTGCTGACCTGTCCCATCTGCGGCGATGAGATACCGGATCTCAGCGGCGTTCACCGAGGCTGGTGCGAGGGTCATGGCTACTTGGACGGCTTCGTCGCTGCGGGTGGAGACCGTGATAACCCACCACATCCGCGGGACGTCTATCCGCACTACCAATACCTTGTCGCTGAGCGCCGTGGGGATACCGGCGCGACTGCCGGCGACGATTGATCTTCACCCCGCCGGTCCAAGCGACCGGCACCACCGCGTAGAGAAGCATCACTGACAGGCGGGAGAGCCGTCGCCGGGAGCACCCAGCTAGCCGGCGGCTGATGGTTGCCCAAGCCTGACGGGAACGGATGTGTGCTGCTCGACGGGGACTCGATGACTTGGACGGCCTAGCGCCGTAGCTGGTCAGCGCGCCCTCGCGGATTCGACAAAACGAATCCGATCGAAAGGAATCGCCATGCCTATTGGTGACCTGATCGAGGAGCGCGCGAAACTCGTTACTGAGCAGCGCGGCATTCTCGACAAAGCAGCAGGAGAGACGCGCGAGCTGTCCTCCGAGGAGTCCCAGGAGTTCGACCGCATTGACTCGCGGGTCGATGACGTGACCGCCGAAATCCGTCGCCACGAAAAAACCCAGGGCCACGAGGGGCTGGATATCCGCGCCATCGCGGAGGAACGCTCCGCGCCTGAGGATGGCGGGGCCGAGGAACGGACGCTCGACCGAAGCTCGGATGAGTACCGCGAGGCCCTGAACGCCTATGCCGCCAAACGGGAATTGAGTGCCGAGCAGCGCTCTACCCTCAAAGTCGGCTCCGACGAAGAAGGCGGCTTGGCCGTCCCTGAGGAATGGGGGGCGCTGCATGAATCGCTCCTGGAATTCGGAACGGTTCGTGGCCTTGCCGAGGTGATCACCACGGAGAGCGGTGCTTCGTTCCACATTCCCTACGTGAAAACGTATGCGGAAGACCCGAAAGTCGTCAAAGAGGCGGAAACGACTCCGGACGACGCGGACGAATTCGGAGAGAAACTGGTCGGTGCGTTCAAGTACGCGCGCATGACCCTCGCCTCCGAGGAGATGGTGCAGGACGCCCTCTTCGACGTGGCTGGCTTCGTCGGTCGCCGCCTGGGCTTCCAGCTGGGTCGTGCGACCAACAAAGGCTATGTCGCGGGGTCTGGCACTGAACAGCCTGAAGGTCTGATGGCGAAATCTGTCGTCGGGCTTTCGGGTGTCTCGAAAACCGCAGGGCCGACCGGGGACAACCTGATCGACCTCGAGCACTCCGTCATCCGTCCCTACCGGGCGAATGCCTCCTGGCTTATCGCGGACAAGACCCTGGCGATCGTCCGAAAACTGAAGGACAAAAACGAACAGTACCTCTGGCAGCCGAGCCTTCAGCTTGGCGAGCCGGACCGCATCCTCGGCTACCCGGTCTACTCGGACCCGGACGTCGAAGAAGTCGGCAGCAAAAAGGTCGTCGTCGGGTTCGGCGACGTGAAACGGGCCTACCTGATCCGCGATGCCCTTGGCGTCACGATCCGGGTGCTGACCGAGCGGTACGCGGACAAAGGCCAGGTGGCATGGCGCGGCGTCCTGCGCACCGATGGTCGGATCATCGACCAGAACGCGTTCAAGACGGCTCAGTGCGCTGAATAGCGATTCGGGCGGGCGGGGGCCCCGGCTCTCGCCCGCCCCCTCGTGCGAGGAGACTTCGATGAAGGTCAAGGGTAAGGACGGGCGCATCTACGAAGTCGAGGCTTCCGTGGCGCAGGAACTGGTCGAACGAGGCGAAGCGGAGATCATTGCCGAACCGCCTGTCGGCCGGGCGAGCGACGCTGTCTCAAAGAAAGCATTAGGCGCCGAGCGCCGCGAGGAGGATCGATAGATGGCCGTCAGCGCGAAGTGGTATGCCGCCCCCCTCAAAGGCTTCTTCAACGGCAGCCCGCCGTTTGACTTCGACACGGACACGATGAAGCTGGCGCTCTGCACGGCGAGCTATACGCCGAACCAGAAAACGCACGCCTTCTTCAGCGACATCACGAACGAGCTGGGCACCGAAAACGGCTACACGGCCGGTGGCCTCGCGCTTGCGAGCTGCGAAGTCGAACAGAAAGAACTTGAAACCCGGCTGAAAGCGGCGAATGCCGTCTGGACCGTGACCGGATCGAGCGTCACCGCCCGCTACGCGATCGTCTATAAGTCGACCGGCATCTCTTCGACGTCGCCGCTGGCCGGGTACGTGGACTTCGGGGCAAGCATGACGGTTCCGGGCGGCGGGAAATTCACGGTCGAATGGGCCGCGTCGGGGGTGCTGTACGCCAAAGTCGAACCGTAGTTAGAGGCTCGCGTGGCGACCCTTCTCGACAACGCGAACCGCGCCAACGAAACCCCGCTCAACAACGGGGGCGCGTGGAAAGGGCCCGTCTTCAACGGCGACAAACAGGTCGCCCTCACCAGCGAACGGTTCGCCAACTCCGAAAACGCCTGGTCGAACTCCTACTGGGCGACGAAATTCGCAGCGAATCAGGTCGTGCGCGTCACGGTCGCAGCGACCACGACCAGCCGCACCTTCGAGCTGACGGCTCGGATTCAGAATCCTGGCCTGTCGACCCTGAATTGCTACTACCTCGCCGTCACGACGGCGGGCGCCTGGGAACTGGGGAGCGTCAAAGCGGGCGTCGAAGCGACGGTGGGCACCGGCACGAAGACGATCGCGGTCGGCGACAAGCTCTGGCTGGAATGCAACGGCACGACGATCAAGTGCGTCCACGAAACGGCGGCCGGGGTCAAAACCACCGTCATCGAAAAAACGAACTCGACGGTCAGCGGTGAAGGGTTCATCGGTTGCGCCGGGAGCGGCACCGGTATTGCTTGGGACGACTTCTACGGTGGGGCGCTGACCGAAGACGTGACGGTCGCCGCTCCGACCGCCGTGGCGATCCTCTCGGCCTCGGCGGCCGTGCCGACCATCAACCTCAGCGCTCCGTCCGGCGCCATTGCCGCCGCAGCATCAGCGCCGACGCCTTCTGCCTCGATTACCACCACGGCGGGTGGGGCCAGCGCGTCTGGGGTTGGCCCGGCGCTGGGCGTCACGGTGACGGCGGCCTCTGCCGGCGCCACCGCCGGGGCGGACCCCCCGACGCCGGGCGCCACTGTGTCCCTGCCGGCGGGTAGCGCGTCCGCGGGAGCAGCACCCCCGGCCGCGAGCATCGGCCTGCAGAGCCCAGCCGCCGTGGCTGTCGTGAGCGCAGCAGCAGCCGGCATAAATCTCACGGTGGTCGCTCCATCCGCGGTCATCCTCGCGGCCATGCCGGTGCCCGAAGTGGTCATCGGTGACCGGGAAGCGCCCCTCTCCGATCTCCCGACCAAGCTGACCCTGTCCGGCGCCCCGACCTCCCTTGTAGCGAGCGTCTCGGCCTCCGCCCTGATGGTTGAAGGGCCGAGCACGGGCCTCGAGCTGGAGGGCGGCGTCTCCAACACCCTGACGACGGAGGGACCGACCAGTGACCTTGCACCGGAGTCTCCAAGCAGCCGCCTCGTCCCTGACGCCCCTTCCACGGAGTTGGGCCTAGATGGCTGACAGCACCCGCACGAAGGGCGAAACCTGGCCGCCTGAACGATTCCAGCTCAAGGACGACAAGGGTGAGCTCGTCGACATCGCCTCGGCCGATAAAGCCGAGGCGTTGATCTTCGATGGCGTCAATCTGATCCGCGGTGACGTCGAAGCGATCTCGCCGCCCGACGAAGACGAATTCAACGCCCGCTACGTCTGGAACGAAGGAGACCTCGACAACGTCGGCGACAAATACGACGTCGAAATCAAGGTGACCTGGGACGAAAGCTCGACGCCTCCCAGAATCCAATTCTTCCCCAACAAGAACCCGAAGCCAAGCTTCGAGATCGTCGACAACAACGAGGGTCCCTGAGATGCCGGTCGAAACGTTCACCGACATCAGTGCGCAGGGGTCTGCCGGCGGGCTCAGCGAGATCCAGCGCGGCGTCACCTCGAGCATCCGCTTCCCGGCTTACGGGGAGGACCCCGCGACCTTCTCGGGCATCCCGAAGGTGACGGTTACCCGCGATTCGGATGAGGCGAAGGTCCTGGAAGAAGTCGAAGCGGCCGAAGTTGCCGCCACCGAAGACGACATCGCCCATTTCGTCGTCGACATCAAAGGCGACGAAGTCCCGGAGGTCGACCTTCTCACTGCGGTATGGAGTGACGGCGCCACGAGCGTCACGACCTACACGGAGGTAGTCGGAGGCTTTGTGACGTCGCTGCGGTCGATCTCCAAGAAGCTCGGCACCGATACCGTGGCGCCCGAACCGGAAGTGGCGATGGAGCGGGAGATCGCGTTGCGGGACATAGAAGGCGCTTGTGGGGTCGCCTTCCGTAACCGCTATTCACGTGAGGCGCTGGACGGGCCCGGAACCACCGATCTCCTGCTCTCCCACCCCCAGGCCGTGAAGCTGCTGAGCGTCACGGTGGCTGGTGAAGAGATGGATCTCGACGGGCTAAGGGTCACCGCTCAGGGCATCGTCTCGGGCTCGGCTAACTGGCCCGTGGGCTCGGGCAACATAGTGGTGGCTTACGTCCATGGCTATGGCAGCTTCCCGCAGGCCGCATCTCCCGTCCGCGATCTAGCCGCCTTTCGTCTGACGCCGGCGCCGTCAGATGTCGAGGAGAGGGCTACGTCAGTCACCACCGACATCGGCACCTACTCGATCGTGCTTCCCGGGGTGCGCGGGGCGCGGTTCCCACTGCCGAGCGTCAATGCCTTTGTCGAAGACAACGCTTACGTGACGGTGGCGTAGGTGGCGGCGTCGGCGATTCTCGACGTGAGGGATGCCGTTACCGAGATCCTCAAGGGGGCTGAAGCCTTGAGTGGCATCGAGGTCAGCGACGATCGGGAGCCCGAGCGTTCTACCGAGTACATCTGGATCTGGAAAGCGGAGTCCAACCGGGATTTCGCCGGAATCGGAAGTCAACCGCCCAAGCTCGACGAGGACATCGAAATCACCCTCCGTGTAGTTGCGATGCGGGGGACCGACGAGCTGCGTCCGTCTGAAGACCGAGCGTTCGAGATCGCCAATGCTGCAGAGAAAGCGCTGGCCCAGCAGACGACGCTGAACAAAACCGTCCGATTCCACTGGGTCTCGAAGGTCAAGCCGACCCCCTTTCTCTTCGACCGTAAACGGGGCTGTGAGGTCGTGATGACCCTCTCCGCCAAAGCACGCATCTAAAGCCAGTAGGAGGCGACATGAAGGTCACGTATGACGGTCCCCAGCCGGAGGTTGAAGTCCCCCTGCCTGATGGGCAGGTCGTTGTTGCAGAGCGAGGTAAGCCGGCTGAGTTCCCGGCTGAGATCGCCAAGGGCCTGCTCGAGCAGGTGGATATCTGGAAGGCGCCGGGCGGCGGCAAGACCAAGGAGGAGAAGTAAGCATGGCTATCCCCAGCGGGCTCGCAGCCCAGCTCGGTATCAAGACCGAGGAAGCCTTCGGGACCTACAAAGTTCCGGACATGTTCTTCGAGTTCGACTCGGAGACCCTGACGCGCCAGCAGCAGTACCTGACGTCGACCGGGTTGAAGGCCGGGCGCATGGCGGCACCGGTCCTGCGGCACAAGCCGACCACGCGCTCTGGCACGGGCGATGTCGTGATGAAGGTCCCCAACAAGGGCTTCGGGCGCTGGCTGAATCTGCTTCACGGAAACGTCGTCACGCCAGCCAAACAGGGTTCGACGGCCGCCTACAAACAGGTCCATGCGATCGGTACCTCCGCGCCGCTCGGCAAGTCGCTGACCTGTCAAGTCGGCAAGCCCGATGTCACCGGCACGGTTCAGCCCTTCAGCTACATCGGCACCAAGATCACGCAGGCGGTCTTCTCCTGCGACACGGGGGCCGAGCTGATGGCCACGCTCAGCCTCAACGCGCGCGATGTAGTGACGGCCGAAGCGCTAGCAGTGGCTAGCTACCCGACCGGGATCACCTCGTTCGACTTCGTCAGCGGGGAAATCAAAGTTGGTGCTGACACGTTGGCCATCGTGCCCTCCGCCAATCTGACGATCCCGCTGCCGCAGAAAGTCGATCGCTTCGGTCTCGGCAGTGGCGCCCTCGCCGCGGAGCCGCTCCCCAACGACTACATCCGGCCGACCGGCTCGATGTCGATGGAGTTCAGCGGGCTGACCCAGTACAACCACTTCACCAACTGCGACTCGGTGAAAGTGGTCCTGGGCTTCACGGGAGCCACGATCGCGGAATCGTTCAAAGAGACGTTCAAGATCGAAATGCCGGCCGTCCACTTCACGGGGGACACCCCCCAGGTCGGCGGGCCGGACATCCTGATCCCGGATTGGTCGTTTGAAGTGTTCGACAACGGGACGGAAGCCCCCATCTCGATCGAATACATGAGCGTCGACGCCACGCTCTAACTGACCGATGGCGAAGTCCTCAGCCATCGATACGGGCGGGATCGGAGATCTGCTCCGAGACTTCCGCAAGATCGACAAACGGCTAGGGGCTTCGCTCGTTAAAGAGTTGCGGGACATCGGCAACGATGCGCGCGATCGAGTTAGAAGTTCGACCGACCGCCCCTATGGGCCGGTTGACTCCAAGGGAGAGATCGGGCGCAAGCGCAAGTCGGTGAAGACGGGGGTTCGGGGAGGCAAGATCTCCCTCTACTCCACCGAGCCGGATGCGGCAGTGTGGCATTGGGGTGGTCGAATCGAACCGCGTGGCGTGCCGATCGACATCCCCCGGACCGAGTTCATCTCCAAAGAGGTCATCGCGGCAAGCGAGGGCACTGAGGAGCGTCTAGGTGTCCTCCTCGAGGCCATCGTCTCTCGGTACCAGTTTCGCTGAATAGACGTGCGGCGCCCGGTTGGCGATGGGCCGCGGCGCCGCACACCATCGCACTCCCATCGCAGGGAAGGAATGACATGGCGCGAGCGCGCACGATCAAGGCTGCCGAGCTGTTCGACGAGGTGCATATCGACCTCTGGGGAGCGAAGTTCCGCCTCAAAGATATGACTCGCTCACTTGAAAAGCAGGCAAGTGAGGAGTGGGAGCGGCTAGAAAACTCTGAGGAGACCGTCGAAGACGCCCTGCCGCAATTCCTCGAGTTCATGGAAACGCTGACCGAACCGATTCCCGACGAGGCCGGCAAAAAGACCAAGGTCAAAACCGTCGTCAAGCGGGAGCTCGACGCCGACAACATCGGCTATGGGCATGTGCTCGCCCTAGCCGAGCAGATCATGTCGCGGGGTTCTGGACCCCGCCCTATCTAAGCGCCAACGAGAAACAGGCGCTCTACCTGCTGAGGCGCTACTGCCGCGTCTCGGCCCATGAAGTGATCGAGGAGTTGCCCAGCTGGGAGGTCGACCTGCTGCTGGAGGGCATCTCGAAGGAGTTGGCGGAACGCCGGGAGGAGGGCTGATCCATCGCAACGCGCACTTTGGAGGTCCGCCTAACCGGTGACAGCGTCGCTCTCGAGCGTGCCTTCGCACGAGCGGGGACGGCAGGCAAGAAAGCCCGCAATGAGCTTGAGGCCGCCGGCATGGGGATCCAGCAGGCCGGCGCTCGGATGTCGAGTGCCGGCCGGACCCTGAGCCGGAATGTCTCCCTACCGGTCGCGGCGATCGGCGCCGTCGCGGTCAAGACGGCGATCGACTTCGAAAAGTCGATGCGCAACGTCAACTCCATCGCGCAGCTCCCCGAACCCGCCTTTAAACGGCTGAGCAAATCCGTCGAGCACCTGGCGGGCCCGACGGCGCAGGCACCCAAAACCCTTGCCGATGGCCTCTACGACCTTGTGTCGTCCGGCTTCGATGCCAAAGAATCGCTGGTCGTACTCAAATCCTCGGCGAAAGCGGCGACTGCCGGGTTGACGACCACGGAGGTTTCGACGAAAGCCGTGGCGGCGGCGCTGAACGCCTACCACCGGCCCGCGAAAGCTGCCCGCCAGGTCTCCGACGACCTTTTCGAAACGGTCAATCGCGGCGTCGTCTCTTTCGACGAACTCGCAGGGTCGATCGGCTACGTCCTGCCGGCGGCTTCGACGATGGGGATCAACATCAAGGAAGTCGGTGCGGCGATCTCCACCCTGACCAAGGAGGGGCAGTCCGGCGAAACGGCCGTGACCAACATCAACCAGGCCGTCACGGCGTTCATCAAGCCCTCAAAAGCCATGCATGCGGTTCTCCGCGAACTGGGCTACGAGACGTCTAAACAACTCGTTGATCAGAAGGGCTTTCAGGGTGCCTTGGAAACGGTGACCAAGGCAGTGGGTGGGGGGGAAGAAGCGATCGGCGACCTCTTCGGCAACGTCCGAGCCATGCGGGCCGTCTTTGGCCTGACTGGCAAAAGCGCACGCATGGCTGGTACCGACCTTCGGGCCTTCGGCGACGACACCGGATCCACGGCGAAGGTCTTCAAAGAGCAGTCGAAATCTCTTGCCTTTCAGTGGCAGAAGCTGAAAGCAGAAGCAGCGACGCTGGGCATCGAGATGGGGGGCAAATTGATCCCCCTCCTGCGTCAGGTTGGGCAATCGGTGGCAGGGATGGTGAAGACCTTCCTCGGCTTGCCGGGGGGAGTCCAAAAGGGCATCGTCGAGGTCGGACTGTTCGCCGTGGCGCTGGGGCCAGTGATCCGAGTGGCGGGCGCCTTGACGACCGGCATCGGCGGTCTCGTCAAGGCGGCCGGAGCCTTGAAGGCGATGAAGCTGGGGCAGGCTCTCGCCGAAGGATTCTCGATCTTTCGTACTGGCCTGGCATCGGGGCAGGGTCTTCTCGGCTCTTTCCAGATCGCCGGCGGGAAAGGCGCGTCTGCCCTCGTCACCGGTTTGAAAACGGGGATCCCGCTGGCCATCGCGGGAGCGGGCATCGCGAACATCATCTCGTCCGCCACCGATGGCGACATGAAGCAGGCGGGGTTCAAGGCGGGCGGCGCGCTGGTGGGCGGAATCGCAGGCGCCTTCCTCGGCGGACCCCTAGGCGCTGCCGTAGGGGTCGGCGCAGGATCCTTCCTCGGCGGGCTCGTCGGGAATCTCTTTGACTCCGAGAAGCGTCTAACCCCACTACAGAAGTCCCTCCGGGACATGGCGGCCCATGCTGCCGACGCATTCAAGCGGCAGGCGGATGCTGCCCGCGGGCTAGGCAACGCACAGGACGCCCTCTCGCAGGCCAACCATCGGCACCAGCGCTCGACTCAGGCTGTAAAGCGGGCGCATGAGGAACTGAATTCGGCGATCCGCAAATTCGGGCCGGCCTCTCAGCAGGCCAATGAAGCGGAGCTCCGTCTTGCGCGCGCCCAGCACAAGGACGCCGAGACCGCCAAGGAAGCTAAGGACGCACACAAGCTCGCTGGCAATGAACTTCGCCTCTATCAGCACCGAACCGTTGAAGCGGTCGCCTCGGAGAAGCAGCGGATTCCCGGCCTTCAGCGGATGGTCACCCATCTTCAGAAGCAGTACGGGCAAGAAAAGAACAACTACCAGCTTCTCGAAAGGCTGGTGGGCAAGGAACGCGAACTTAGCGGCTCGAAAAAGCACCTCAATGACCTGATCGAAGAAGCGGCGACGAAGTCAGGGCCGAAGTTCGCCCGCTCGCTGGAACGGATGAGCGATACGCAGGCCGCATTCGGCAAGCACTTCCGCGGTCTGGTCAACCAGATGCCAAGCCTTGGGCACGCGACGCAGACCGCGACCCAGCGTGCCGAACAAGCCTTTGGGCATTTCACCGATGTCTTCCACACGCAGAGCGGTCGAGCCAAAGGTGACGTCGCCTCCTTCGACCACGTCACGTCGCGCTCGATGGCCGACGTCATTACCCGGCTGAACAACACTCTCTCCTCCCTCGGCGTGAAGGAAGTCGCCTTCGCCAAGAAACAGCGCGGCGGCACGATCGACCTCGGAGCCCCTTCGGGTGACTCGGTGCCGGCGATGCTCGAGAAGGGCGAGTACGTCCTGAATCGCAACGCCGTCAGGGCAATTGGGACCTCGACGCTGGACAGCCTCAACTTCTCGATGGCCCCGCGGTTCCAGAAGGGCGGTCCCCTTGGCGCCGAACCACAGCTAGGTGGCACCGAACCCCTACACGGAGCCGGCCAGCACGCGATCCATCAGGTCTTCAAAGCAGCGACCCGCTACTACAACCAGCACAACGGCAAGGCGCGCGTCATCGCCAACGGCAGCCGGATGGACGCGCTGCACCAGCCATACCTCTGGGGTGGCGGCCACGGAGCCACGGCATCCACCAGCGGCCCCTGGGACTGCAGCGGCGGTATCTCCGAGCTCTTCGACGGCGCGGGCTGGAATTTCCCACCGATGGTCTCCGGGGGCTTTACGAATTGGGGACTACCCGGTAAGGGCGATGTCTCGGTGCTGGCGAACTCCGAGCACGTCTACGCCGTCGTTGACGGGAAAGGCGCGATCGGCACGTCGAGCGAGAATCCCGGAGGTGGCTTCGGGTGGATCAATGGCTACACGTTTCGCCCGGGCTTCACGATCCGCCATGCCGATTTCTCGGAGCAGGCAATGGCCCGAGCAAATACGGGTCGACGGGGGAGGGGACAGAAACAGAAGAGAGGTTTCCAGTCGGGCGGCCTTGTCGTCTCTGGCAAGGCGTCCTATGAGGGCGGCACTGGCAACGCGACGGCCGACGGAAGCCACACCGATGAAGATCCGGGCTTTGCTATCCGAGACGACTCAACGCTCGGGGATTGGTTTTGGGCGACGGTCGGGGGTGCATCTGGTCTCCTCCAGCACATCGACTGGGGCCCCGCGTCCTGGACCGGCCGATCGATCGACTTCACGGAAGCAGGGCTCCGCAAGATCGGCGCGCCGCTAGGGATCACCGATACGCCGGCGAAGGTCGAATGGATGGGCCATACCGTGGCCGATGCCGTCAAGAGCCTCGGGTCGAAGCGGGGGAAAGGAACCGCCGGCCAGTCCGTAAAAGACCGCCGCGAAGAACGTCGGCAGGCAATCAAGGCCGCCAAGATCGAGTCGGGCAAGGCGATCTGGGCGCCGCCGCTGAAGCCGACTGCTCTGCCGCCGGCAGCCCGAGGTCTAGCGCCGACGGTCAAGAAACTGCTGCGCGCTCCCGGCATCGGCTACGGAGGCAAAGTTGGCGTCTCCGAACTCGCCCTTTCCCAAGCGGAAGACACGACGACGAAAGCTGACGACGAAGCCGTCCTGAACTACCAGGAAATGCTCTTTGTCGCGCGCCAGAAAGAGCTGAAGCGCAAGCTCACCCAGGTTGAAGAGAAGCTGAAGGTCGTTCGCAGTCCGGCTGAGCAGAAACGTCTCCTTGGCAAAGCCACTCACCTCCGAGAAGAACTCGGCTCAGTGCAGGGCAGCCTCTCCGGGGTTCGGTCAACCCGTAAAGGCCTGAACGAAGAATCCGAAAATCCCGAGGCAGCGGCAGCCGATCTGGAGATGGCCCGCGCCGAAGCGACGCCGGGCAAAGAAGACGATCTCAAAGCACTGCAGCACCTGGAAGATCTGGCGAAGAAGGAACTAGAGCGTGCCGAAAAGTCTGGCGACCCCAAGGAGATCGCCGAAGCTACCCGCAATCTGACCGCAGCCGCCCAAGCTCTGAGGGACGCAACCCCGACCGCCGAAGACTGGGCGAACCGGGAACTGGCCCTCGCCGAACTCACCGCTGGTAAGGCTGATGATCTAGCAGCCCTGCACCAGCTTCTCGCAATCGCCGAACAGGAACTCCAGGAAGCCCTTGCGACTCCTGATCCCCGCGATGACATCGAAGCGGCGCACAAAGTCAAAGGGCTGCGTGACTCCCTTGAAGGCGTCGAACAGTCCCAGAGCGAACTGCAGACGACGCTCCAGGAATTGAACAAGACGCTGAAGGAACAGCAGGAAGTTGAACGATCGAGCCAGTCGATCACCGCAAGGGAAGCGCTCAGGGCACTTGCGGAAGTAGTTGAAGGCAAGCTCGGGCCGAGCGTGTACCGGGCCGGGCTGGCTACTGGGATCGGAAAGGTGGGGACCGCCTGATGCCATCGGAATTCGAGCAGATCGTCCTGGACGGGCTGGCACTGAACGATGGGACGAACTTCGAAATCGTCGATGGCACCTTCGCCTTCACTCCAGCCAAAAAGGTTCCACAGTGGGTCGACAACCCCGATGCCGACGGGGCTGCGCTCGCCTACGAGCCCAACTACACCAACGCGGAATTTGCCTTCTCGATTCGGGTCGCACCGCACGCCGCCATGGATGGGGCTTTGGCGGCCTTCGGGGCAATCCAGGCCAAGCTCCAAAAGGCGTCGACGCTGCGCGACAAAGGCGGAATTCCATTGGTCTGGACGCCGGCGAACAGCTCGAGGACCTATACGTGGTACGCGCTACTCGGCGAACTGATTGATCTGCCTGTCGCGATCGCTGGTGACCAGGCTGGCTGGTTCCTCAATGCGCCGCTCGTCCCCGTGAAGATCACCTGTCGACCTTTCGGCTATACGCCTGAGCGACCCATACTCGGCCCGGTCGCCGATGCAACTCCGCTTCAGCAAGTCGAACTGAAAGAAGTGGGTGGCGATGTGCCGGCGGAGGGACGCATGGTCCTCACCGACAAAGCGACCAAGGATCGCCGACACCTGGAGTGGGGGCTGGATCAGAACAGCGGTGCCTGCCTGATCACCGCGGCGAGCCTCAGCGTCACCGGCTCAACGGGCGCGGTGAAAACGCGGTCGGGGGCCTACGCCTCAGAAAAAGTCATAAAAGGCACCGCCCTCACGACGCCGACGCCGCTCTGCAATACGGGCAATCTGTCGCTCCTCGGCTCCTACCGAATGAAGGCCCGAGTCTATGTGACCAGTACCGTCGTCCGCTACCAGCTCGCCTACCGCACCGGTGACGGCCCGCTGAAGACGCTTTCCGCAGTCGCGCCGCCTGTAATTAACGGATTCGCAGAGATCGACCTCGGCGAATTCACCTTTGAGGAAGTCGTTGCGGGAACGCAGCGGGGAATCGCTTGGATCGAAGCCTTCACCACGGAAGGCTCCTCCGAACCAGAGATCAACTACATCGAGTTGATCCCGACCGGCGCGGGGTGGGGCAAGGGCCGCGGCACCAGTTCAACTGCTGCGGCACAGTTACTCGCCTTCGATCTCTGCGAAGGGAAGACCGGAAACATTGAAGGCCAAGCACTCAATCTTGGCGGCTCATGGTCTGAGACTGGCAAAACCGGTGCAAATGGCTTTGTATTCAATTCCAGCGAACGCCGGATGCAGAGGACCACCGTCAGTGATGCAGACCCGAACTCTGGTTGCTTCGCACTAGCTGGGGCTAGCTCATATAGCACCATGCAAATTCAGGCTACGTTTAAGTCCAGCCTCCTACTCGAAGGAAAAATTCGCCTGGGGGTCCTGGCCAGATATGTGAACGTAGAAAACTGGTTGATCGCTGCGCTGACCTACGAGTCCGCAGACTCGGGCGTTTTCCCCTTCTTGCGGATATTCAAACGGGTCGCAGGAACGGTGTCTTCTATCGGTGCTTCTGGTCGAATTGTCGCTCCGTCTCCCGCCCTATCTAGCGGCGTCACTGTACGACTTACCGCGGCCGCAGACGGGACGTTCCAGGGTTGGGCATTTACTCCTGGATCTGCCCTCGGCAATTCCATCTATGGACAGGATGTGGATCTGGCGACGGGCGGCACCCTTGTGTCGGGCAGAGCCGGAATCTATGACGCGTGGACTTCGGCAACGGCATGTACCCGCAGTGCGTCAAGTTTCGTCCTCAACGCCGGCATCGAAGCGGGGCGGGTCCTTTACTCGGGCAGGAAAGCGGAACTCAGGGCCGATGTCGACGATCCCCTTCAGCGTCAGGACGCGAGCGGCACGTACTACGGACCGCCCCCAAGCTACCGAGGGGCTCGACTACTGATACCCACCGCGGGCGACTCCGGGCGGATCGGTCGTCTTGTTGTGAAGACGCGCCCCAACGATGTTGACCTTGAGGCTGATTCCAGCGTGACGAACAACCAGGAAGTCGAAGTCAAGGTTGCCGAACGGTTTCTGGCCCCACGCTGATGGCCGATACGAAACCCCCCCTGGAGCTCGACGTCGAGGTGGAGACGGCGGACGGCACCCTCTATAGGCTCGATGCGACCTCTCGGAGGGCATCGAAACGGCCGCAGTCGATCAGCCACTCGACCCAGCGCGGGGAAGGATGCGGCCCAGGGAGCTTCAAACTGACCCGAGAAACGATGCGCGATTACGAGGATCTCGGCCTCATCGACACGCATCGCTTCGTTGGCAAGGACGGGTCAGTTGCCTACGAGGGGCTAAACCACGATTTCGGCCGAACTAACGATCCAGTGCAGCAGTTCCTGGTGACCTTGGTCGGCTGGTATGCGGCGACGCGATTTAGAAAATTCTCCGAGATCTACGTTGATCGGTCCCTTGCGAACTGGGGTGGCCCCTCAACCGCTAGGCGGGCTCAGGTCATCCCCGCTGGGTATCGGTTTGTGGCCGAACCCGACATCAACGGGTGGCGCGGGGCTGGCGCAACCGCGCCCGGGATCGTCTTTACCTTCAACCACTTCGAAGCCTCCTATATCGAGTTGCAGGAGGCGTGGTATTGGGGCGGCGGAGTTGACATCGGGGAACTTCGTTTTGACGTGGCTACGCTCAGCGGCGGCAGCCCAGACACGAACTGGGCCGAGTGCGGCTTCCTCTCGCCCGATGATGTAACCAGCTCGGTTGTTGCCTCGACGCCGAGCCATCAAGAAGCGGTTGCAAACCTCGCGGCAGTCGCAAACGGCGCTGGCTACAAGTACGCCCTGCTTCAGGACGCCTACCTAGGGCCCAGTATCGGGGATTACAACATTGCCCACGGAGCCTTAAATCCCCGCATCTTTGGGCGCCATGGCTTGACTAAGCAGGGACCGGCCGGTGAAGAAGGGTTCTTCGCATCGGACATGCTCGCGGACATCATCAATCGTTTTACGCCCCTTACGTGGGCGGGGAACCCGACGAGCTACCCCATTGGCCAGGCCAATTTCAAGGGCGTGAAGCCGGACGACGCGATCAAAACCCTGAACGACTTCGACCTCCTCGAGACCGCCGTCTATGAGGAAAAGAAATTCCTCTACTACCCGGCTGATTTGACCAAAGCCGATTGGATCGTCCGCACCGATGATCCGGGAGTCCGCTTCACGCCCCTCCAGGGCGACTCGATCGAGTCCTTCGCCAACGGGGTGGAAGTCACCTTCACCGACTTCAGTGGTCGGACGCAGACGCTCTACCCGAGCGACTTCGCCGAACTCCGCGACGAAGCTGAAGGCAATCCTGCGAACCGGCACGGCGTCGACCTATGGGCGGAATACACCGCGCCATTCCCCTGCAACCTCGGCGAAGCCCTTCAGATTGGGCGTGCCTACCTGGCTGAGTACAACCGACCAAAGGCGCCGGGCACGATCAGCATCGCGGGGGGCTACATCCGCGATGCTGAGGGCCACTGGCACCAGGGTTGGAAGCCTCGCTCAAGCGAAACGATCGCCCTCGTCAACCACCCCAACGATGCGCCTCGCCTCATAACCCAGACCAACTGGGACCAGGATGGCAAAACGCTTCAAATCTCAGTTGACAACGGCTACCAGTTGCTCTCGGCATACATGGCCCGGGCGGCGAATGGGCGGGAAGCCGCGAACCTCCCTTAGATCACCAGCTCGCTGACGACGATCGTTTGGCTAATTCCCGCGGCGGCCGGCCCCACGGTGCAGCTATTGGCATTCGGGCCACCCATCGGAGTGGGTTCAAACTGGGCCAGACGTGCCCAGATTTCGATGGCATGCGGACCCGAGCCCAAGCCGGAGAAGAGCGCGGAGTCAGCGATGCTGACGACCCCGAGCCCGAAGACTTCGCCGCCACCGCCCTGTGGCGGCTGCCCATCGACACGAAGCTGAAAAACACACCCAGAAGCTTCGCCCTCATTATGGCCATCGACCGACCCGGTCCATTCGACCTGTAGGGCTGAGTCGGGGTCTTCCTTGGTATAGGAGCCAACCTCATCTAGCCTCTGAAAGGCAAGCGAAGCGGGGGCGAGTTTCGCCACGTCCGAGTCTTTGATCTGCTCGGGGCCAGGCATCGTCACATCCTGCGGCGTCACCTGACCGTTGCCGATGTCGGAACTTGAAACCTGGCCCGTGCCGATCGCTTCTGAGTCGACCTGGCCGGCACCGATGTCTTCGGCTCCCACCGCATCGTTCTTGATGTCCGTGGACGTGACGGCGTTGCTGCCGATGCTCTTGTCAGTGACCGCGTTCTTGTGGATGTCCTGCGTGAGGATCGATCCGTTCTTGATCTGCTTCGAGGTGACGAGTACTCCAGTAGCCATTGCCCCGCCTACGCAGAACGCAGCGAGGGCAAAGATCAGGGCGAGCGTCGAGGTGACTGCGGAGTAGCTCGGGAGCCGCCGAGGGCGACGATTAGTCTTGGCTTGCATCAGGGACTCATCCTCTCTGGTGCGAGCCCCGGTGGCGCTTCCATCGCTGCCGGGGCGTCTTTATGGTCAGGGGAGCGTAGCGCGTTCGGGGTCATTCTTCGACGTAAGTTTCGTGAGAGAGATTGTTGACGCACTGATCCATGTGTTCGCTGCCTGCGTCGGCACCTTGCTGATTCGCGATTTCTTCAGCCTGTTCCATGCAAACTTCGTACTCGCCGTGGGCCTTCGCATTCGCCTTTTCAATGGTCGGGTTGCCGCTGCCCCCACAACCGAGTAGCGGCGTCGCAAGCGAGCCCGCGACGATGACAGTGAGGACGAACAACATCGGTTTCTGACGGCGCAAACGCTCTCCCCTTCTCTAGTTCCAGAAGCGCGAGCACCGTAACCGATCCCGAGCGCTACAGCCGGGTTCAGCATCCGAATTTAGTCCGCTCCGTGACCACTGAGAGGGGCCAGTTGATTGACGCACGCGCAAGAGCCCGAACGCAAGCCGCGGCCCTGGCTGGCGGTGCTGATCACCGTCGTGCTGCTGGCCCTGGCGGTGCAGAGCCAGCTGAAGTCGGGCTCGATCGAGCCGGGGCTACTGGGGGCACTCGTCGTACTGGCGCTCTTCTGGGCGGGTCAGACGATCGACAGGAACTTCCCCTTCCGATGAGGCTGCTCGAGGAACAGCCGATGACCGCTGCTCTCACCCTGCTCGGTCTCTGCATCGCGATCGAAAGGTTCTGGACGTGAAGCAGATCTTGAACCGCGGCTACCTCTGGATGGAAGCCAACCCAATGACCGTGATGTTGGTTTCGTTGGGGCTGGGAGCGTTCGCCACGGTGGCGGTCGTCGGGGTTGCCCTGCGGGGCGAGGAAACGCGCTCGATCATCACCCGCTCCGCCTGTGCCGTGAATCCAGACGGCAAGGAATGCCAGCGGATCAAGCGGGAATCCGACGAACAGCAGTCGGTCCAGGATGCCTGCGTCCCCTTCCGCAAGGTCGACCGGAATGAGCGGCTGCTGCGGCTGACGAAGTGCGGGGTGGCTCAACGGCGCGAAGTCCAAGGCAACTCCAAGTCCGTCCAAAACTTGGAACACGGCCCGACCCGAGCGGCGGGCGGCGGCGCGACCTCTCCGTCAACCCGCGGTAGCGAAGCGCTCGGCCCACGCCACGGCGACGGATCCACCCATCAGCCTCAGCACCACGGCAGCGGGGGAGGGGCGGCGCCGGCACCAGGTGGCAGCGAAGGTGGCTCGGCGCCGGACAGCGCGCCCGAAACGTCGTCGTCGCCCACGGCTACCCAGCCCGAACAGGAACAGCCGCAGGGTGGGGAGGGGGCTCGACCTGAACCGACCGGTCCACTCGTCCCAGCATTGGAAGGCGTGAAAGGTGCTGCCTCAGAAGTCGTCTCCGGTGTGAACGGAGCAGCGAACGAAGTGGTTGGCGGCGTGCAGGACACCGGCTGCCAGCTGCTTGGGCACTGCCCGACTCCTTAACGCAGACGACCCGCCAGAAGCGGGCCGTTGCGCAGAGCGGGCGTAGCGGGGAAGCTGGCCCGCTAAGTCCCTGAGACCGGCACTCCGGCGACTCGTTTGATCGGACCGCCCATGTCGAGCATCCAGAGGTTGTCGACCTCGGCGAGCAGTTGCCGCCAGTCGTCGGGGTGAACGAGGATTTCAAGCAGCCGCTCGTTACTCGGGTCGCCGAAGGCAACCACCTCGTCGGTGGACGACCCGAGTCCTCGGATCCCGCCCGGCCACGGCGGAACGGTTGGCATTGCCAAGAGCCGACCGAGGACGCGAGCGCGCTCGGGCGTCATTGGGGCCGTCGTCACTGACCCCTGGATCGCATCCGGCGTGACGCGGATCTGGGCGACGGGTCGGTCCTCGGCCTCCGCTGAGTGGATCTCCCGCGTCAGCGTTGCGTGCATCTCTTCCATCTCGGGCTTCCCCTCCGAGTAGTGGGATTGCAGTGACCCCACTGTAGCGCCCATCCAAGACCTCGCCGCCGAGTAAGAGCGCGGCTCCATAGAACCACCAATCGAAAGGAGCCGGCACATGCTGGCGAAGCTACGAGCGCGCCTCGGTTCGCTCTCGCACTCCCTTGGGATCCAGACGGCCTTGAGGGATCGGGCTGTGCGGAAGATGAAGAAACGCCACGCTGCCCAGAAGGGTTACGAACGGCAGGCGAAGGCGGCGATGAAGGTCGCCGACAAGCTGCGGGCAGAAGCCCACACGCTGCTGACCTACGGGCCGAACGAGGATCAGACCCGGGGAGAAGCGAAGCTGCGCAAGGCCCAGCGCAAGGACGGCAAGGTCGCGAAGCTTCAGGCGAAGGCGACGAAGGAATCTCACCGTGCCGTCTTCTGGCGCGGCCGGGCTCGGGCGCTGACGAAGCGCATCGAAGGCATCTCCACCGACGTCGGAAAGCTCGAACGCGAAATCGCCAAGGCCGGTCCGCACGTGGATGGCAACCGCGTGGACGATGGGGATCCGGGCGAGCGCTTCATCCTCGCCGCGAAGACCGCCGCAGTGAACTGCGCCACGAACAAGCGCCGCAACTTCTACTCGCAGTCGGGCAGCTGGGATTGCAAGCACGAGATCAAGCCCGGTCCTCAGTACGGGGAGCGCTCGGACTGCTCGCAGTTCGTGACCGGCATCTGCTGGTCGGCCCAGCTTCCGGACCCCAACGGAGCTCGATTCACCGGCGGCTACACCGGCACGCTTCTCGGCCAGCACAACGGCTGGAAGATCGTCACCGAGAAGGAGATGCGCGCGAAGGGCTGGGGGATCGTCGTCTACATCTCCTCTTGGTCGGACACCGTGGGCCACCACACCGAGGGGTATGTCGGTGAAGGAGGAGACGGGACGATCGGCCATGGCTCCGCTCCGGTTGATGCTGGCGTGGTCAACCTCTTCGGCGACGGCCTCTATCGCTGCCTGATCTGGGAGCCCAAGGGCAAGTAGCCCACCGCAGTACCTCTTGGCGCCCGCGTTCCGGGCGCTCCATACCGAACGAAAGGAAGGGCTCATGCCCCTCATCACCGTGCCGGTTTCCCGCAAGGTCGTTGCGACCTTCATCGTCACCGGTGTTCTCGCACTGCTGCGCACCTTAGGCGTGATCCACCCACCGGCCGACCTCACCGCCTGGATCGTCGTCGGTGGCGGCCTGCTCGCTGGCGCCGTCGTCGGCGAGGGGGCGAAGTACGTCAACTACTTCCTCGAAGCCCGCGGCATCCCGGCTCGGGTGAAGGACGAGGCGTAGCCAAGTGCGCCGCCCGCCGCTGTTCCTCCTCGCCCTGGTCATCGCTGCAGCCTCGGTAACGCCGAGTGCTGTGGCGGCGGTCAGCGGTCCGACCCTCACCCAATTCCAGACCCTCCAGCAAAACTTCGCCAGCTTCAAGACGGCGACGAATTCGAAGTTGGCGACCTTGACCTCGGCGCTGGCCGCAGTGACAGAACGAGTTGCCGCGCTCGAGGCCCGGCCTGCTCCCGAACAGGGGCCGCCTGGTGAGCGTGGTCCCGCTGGCCCCAAAGGCGACAAGGGTGATCGCGGCGAAGCTGGCCCACGAGGAGAACGTGGGGAAACTGGAGCGACCGGCGCACAGGGGGCGCAAGGGATCCAGGGTCCAGTCGGCCCACAAGGTCCTCAAGGTCCGCAGGGCATCCAGGGACCGGACGGCGAAGTGATCGAAGTGCCGCCCGTAATCCCGCCGACTCCTGAACCGGAACCCAAACCCGAACCCCCGGCGCCGGCCGAATGCACGTCGACCGTCACCGGCTCGATCAGCACCGCGGTCTCCAACGCGCCCGCCAACGCGGTCCTCTGTCTCAAGGGCGCCAGCGGATCCCTCAGCCTCTCGCAGGTCAAAAAGACGAACGTCACCCTGCGGGGTCCCGGCACCCTGGGCTATTCGATCCTCAACAAGTCCAGCGGGGTCCGCTTGGTCGGCCTGCACTTCACGGGAGGGCTCGACCTGATCGGCGCCACCCGCGACGTGCAGATCGTCGGCAGCGAATTCACCGGCACCTTCGGAATCCACGCCGGCGGCGAAGCTCACTCGGTCTCCGGCTCCAAGGTCTCCGAAGTCCTGATCGAAGGCAACTACTTCCACGGCCTCGATTTCACCGGGGCTGAGGGAGTTGCCAACGGCTACGGGATCACCGCGTCCGATGGCGTCGAAGGCTTCACGATCCGCGGCAACACGATCAAGGAAGTCGCCAACGACTACATCCAGTCCGCCTCACCGGTGAACTTCACGGTCGAAGGCAATACCTTCCTCGGCCCGAGCCTGCGCTACGCCCACTCGACGGTCCATCAGGACCTCTGGCAGATCTTCGGTGGCGGCAAGAACATCGTCTTCAAGGGCAACGTCGCTCGGAACACGGGGACGCATGAGTCCCTGCTGTTCCAGGAAGGCGCCTTCTCCAACGTCTCGGTCACGAACAACCTGTTCGACAACGACTCAGACGGCTATACCTGTCAGATCTACCAGGGCACGGGGCTGGTCTTCCGGGCCAACACGATCGTCAACTCGCACTGGGGCTGCCTATTCCGGGACTACTCGAACCAGGCTGCCGGCTCGGGCTACCAGGTCGACCACAACGTCTTCGTGGGGACCGAGGAAGGCGCGGACATCTCGACTGAGGGTCGGGCTGCTTCCTTCGGGACTTACGACTACAACGTCAGCGAGGACGGCTCAGCTGGCGGTGCCCACTCGGTGAAGAACTGGAAACCGAGCTGGGTCGACACGGTCAACTACAAGCCGGTCAGTCTGCCGTTTGAAGCCGGCTACCGGCCGTAGTTGGACGAGGCAAGGACCCGATGGGAGCGCTACGGGATCAACGACACGGCGGCGTGGCTTCAGCCGATGCACCGCTCCGGGCCACGCTCGAGATCCCGGGAACGCCTCCCTGGCCGAGCCGCTCGTGACGACGGCGGCGCCAGCGGCAGCACTCAAGGTGACCGTCGCCACGGAGCCTCGCTCGAAGGCGCGGCATCGCTTCAACCGACAGAGCGGCACCGTTTACTCCGATCGAAAGAGCAGCGAGCACGAAGAACTCCTCGCTCGCCACTTCCAGATCGCAATGGGAGGAAGGTCGCCATTTAGGGCGGGCTTAGAGGTTGGGATGGTGTTCTACCGCTCGAACCGACAACGGATCGATTTGGACAATCTCGTCAAGGCCGTTTTCGATGCAGCCAATGGGGTCGTCTGGGTCGACGACGTACAGGTGGTGAATTTCGGGGCTCGACTTGAGCTAGATCCACAGAATCCCCGTACGGAGATTTTCGTTGGCCCCTGCTCGACTTCGATGCCACGCGGTGAGGAAGCGGTGGAAGAGAGGGTGTGCCCATCGTGCGGCAACACCTTCTCGTCGCGCGCTTACGACAGCAAGCCAAACGGCCAGACCTACTGCTCAAAAGCTTGCGTTGGAACGCGGCCTCGGCCGTGCGAGCATTGCGGGGGGTCCTTCAAGCCCCGCCACCATCAACAGCGCTATTGCTGCAAGGGCTGCGCATCCAAGTCCGTCGAGACCCGCCGCAAGATCGCTGCAGCGCGGCGCTCCGATGCTCGACCCAAATGCCTTCTCTGCGGCGTCAAGCTGCAGCGGAAAAACGCGACCTTGTGTCGGGCGTGTTGGCTGAGTGAGGCGCCGAAGGGCAAATCGAAAGACGAGATTGTCGCTGCTTTTGAAGAGCAGGGCAGGATCCAGCGGCGGAGCCATCGGCGTTGAGCAAGACGCTCTCCTGCTCCCGATGCCCCAACCGCATCGACCCTCACCAAGAGCGCTACGTCATCGGGTTCTGCAGGCCGATGAAGCGGGTGGATTGGGTCTACTTGTGCGAGGGGTGCGCGGAGGAGTTGCGGCGGTGGCTCAGCGAGCCTGACGCTGCTCGCGAACTTCGCGTCGCATCCGACGCGCATCAGCAGTAAGGCCAAGCTGTTCGGCGCGCTCCGGCGTGTCGATGATCTCGGCTGGCGCGAGAACGGTTCGATGGCCTGTAATAGGCCCGCCCTTCCTCGGCTTGTCTGGGATGGGGCCGCGAGCCATCAGCGCAGTTGCATCTCTCGCAAGAGAGCCTTGGCGTACTGCGATTCGGCGCGGCGCAGGCACGTCGTGACCTCGCGGCTCAACTCCCGCCCCGCTCGCTGACCGAACTCGTCGATCGACGCCAGAAAACGGAGCTGCCCCGGCGTGGGGTCGAAGCCGACCTTCCGGCATTCCGCGATTAACCGGACCCTTTCCACGCCCCCACTGTAGCGCCACCCCCTGACTGCTCGCGAGGGTGATCAGGCAGCGAGAACTTCGGGCGGGTAGGTGAGCCCCGGCGGCGGCACGATGTCTGCCTTGCGGTTATTGCAGGCGCGACAGAGGACCTGAAGGTTCTTGGCTGCGTTCGTGCCGCCCTTCGATTTGGGCACGATGTGGTCCAGCGTCAATAGCTTTCGGTCTGCCTCCCCGCACTGCACGCAGCGGAAGCCGTCCCGAGCGAAGACTTCATCTCGGCGACTCGGCGTCTGCCCTTCGGGGCCATGCGTGTGTTTGCGGATCGCGCGCTTCGTCATCTGCACTTCGCGGAAGTTCGGGACGTAGCCCTTGAGGCGCCGGCAGTTTTCGCAGATGCCTGGGGAGTTCTTGCGCTTCACGGTGTGTCCGCAGCGCGCGCATTCCCAGCCACGGCAGCCTTTCGCCACCTGGTGTACGTGGGCCGAGGGTCCGTGAACCGTCTTCCAGCCCGGCGGTCCCGGTCGAACCCGAACCAGCACTCCCCGGCAAAAGTCGCACTCCTCGGGCGGCACCGGGCCAGCCTCATGGACGGTGCCGCAGGGTCGATGTTCCCACTGCGCCATCGGCTGACGGTAGCAACCGATTCCGACCTTCACCTGAAGGCCCACCGGCTCTAGCTCGGCCGACGTTGGGCAGCTCTATCCCCAACGAAAGGAGCCGGCATCCGCCGCGCTACCCCGCCCATGATCATCGGGGCCATCGTCCTGCTCGCGCTTCTCCTTGCGAGTCCGACCGAGGCTCTGCGACCCAACATCCCGCCCCACCCAGTAGACCCCTGCCACGGCCAGGGCTTCACCGCCCCAGCCTTTGAGACCTTCGCCCAGAAGACCTGGAAGAAGTCTCGGTGGGAGAGGGAGAAGCCCAAGGCGGTGACGATCGCCGCAGCGCACCACCGGTTCACGTGTGCGGCCGGTGCCGGCGACCGGAAGGCGATGAAGCGCTCGTGGGCGCTCTACCGCCGGATCTTCTACAAGCACCGCCGCGGTGAACTCTGGCGCTCGCGCGTCACCCCCTACTGCGAAGGCGGCCGCTGCTACGCGATCCCCTTCTACATCGTCGACTGCGAGAGCGGTGGCGACTACGGCGCGCAGAACCCGACCTCGAGCGCCCGCGGCGCCTACCAGCTGCTCGACACCACCTACGCGACCTACTGCCGCTCTTGCGACTGGTCCAAGCGAGACCAAGATCGAGCCGCGCACCGTCTCTACGTCGATGCTGGAGCCGGACCCTGGGTCTGCGGCTGAGCTAGCCTCACCACCTTCATACCCGGTCAACCCGGGGGTACGTACAGGCCCGTCATCCCTTCAGTGGGGTGGCGGGCCTTTTTGTCGTTCTGGGGCCGATCAGGACGGAGCGCTGCCAGCCCGGACCATCGCAATGACATCCAGTGCGAGTCTCGCCCGTGGGCCCGTCAGCGAGTAAGAGCGTTCGGTGGCTCCTCGGACCTTCCGCTCGGTGGCTACCTCCAGCACGCCCGCCTGTTTCAAACGGATGGCGTGGTAGGAGACGCGGGAGAGGTCGGCGTCCTTTGTGTTGGCGAACCTGGAGGCCGAGAGGGTGCGTCTGGGGTCGGCGTCAAGGGCGTCGAGGATCTCGATGCGGAGCGGGTGGGCGAGTGCCTTGCAGAGGTCGGCGATCTGCTGGATGGCCGAGTGCGCTTCCTCCTCGGCCTTATCTCGGTCAGCCATCTTCCCTCTGCTCAAGTCGATTCAAGGAGGTAACGGTACCTGATACATCGTCTATAGACGCCGGCATAGGGAGGCGGATTTGCTCGGCCACCCATGCTCTCGCCCGATGACCTCCCCAAAGCCGTAGGAGCTGCGCTCAAGCAGATCCGTGAGCGCAGGGGTCTGACGCAGGAAGCTGTCGCCGAGCGAGCTGACGTCCACATCACGTGGGTGACGCAGATCGAGCGGGGCTATCGGAACCCGACGATCATCTC